GTAACCCCTTGTTTTATTTGGTGGAGCTGGCGGGAGTTGAACCCGCGTCCGAAATTTCTACATACCATTTTAATGCTGGTGAAATCAACAATTTATGTTTTAAATCAGTTGGTTGGTTTTATTTGGTATTCGTCAGTTTTATGCTTTTTGAAAGCTCTGCCGCCATTCTGCCGCCACTAGACTAATATGAATTTTTGTGTTGCTATCATGTTTTGGGCATGAGTTTAGATGAAATTCTATCTATAACTCTTAAACCTGAATTGTTGACTAATGTGGAATTTTTAACAGTTTCAAAATAGTGTCTCAAGTGATCCCCAAACATGAATTTTGATGTCAGCGGATCTTTGTTTTGTTGAACGATATGTTTGAGAACGTCTACCGGAGAGACTTTATGGAAAGCACATGAAGCTAAATAATACTCAAATTCCTCAAAGGCAATGCAGAAAATATTATCATAAGGTATTTGATATTTCTCCTCAAAGTTTGAATATATTTTAAAAATATCGTCTTTAGCATATGAGTTAGAAATAAATTTACCTCCTCCGAGGAGAAGGTTTTTGAATGTAACGCATATAATGTAACTTTCATCTTTAAATGGAATTATTGATGAGTTGACTTTATCAAGTCCTCTATGTACCTCAAGTGACTGCTTGATAGCTTTTAATACGGATGACCTGATTGTGCTTGATATGTCTTTGGGATTAAGTGTGACCATACCTCTACTGTGTATTTCAACCCCTTTAACATCTATATAGATATTAGAATCCGCACTAGGTATGATAAAATCAACAACTTTATTATCTTTTGGTAATAGTTTTATCAGCTCTTGTTCAGTATGATATTTAAAATCACTTTCAATTATTAACTTATGAATAGACGTTTCAAATAGCCCGCCAAATTTATCCATGAATGTTTCTGCATTGTTTTTCCGCAGTAGATCGTAAATATATGTTTGAAGGCTAGAAGATGTTAATTGTGGATGGATCTGCAAATATGAGTCGTTTACTCTAATGAATGGTTTTTCTAGAAATGGCGTTGGTAAGTAATATTCAATTAAAGGATTGTTGTGTTGATTGCCTCTGGCAAAATCTTGCAACTCTGATTGCTCGATTGAAATACAATCTAGAAAGTTTTTGACCGTGGTTTCTGGTATGATTTCAAAAATTATTTCGAAAGTTTTTACAGTAAATACTGTTGTACTTTCCTTGCTTAAAGCTAGTGAAATCATTACAAAAGAAAGTGCTAAGAAATCTTTTATTTTAACTTTTGTTAATTCTTCAAAAGTTCTTTCAATACTATGTGTTTTCTCAAGTCCCTCAAAGAGGAATGACTGTCGACTGATTGTATTTATAGCGTCAGTTTTTTGATATGTCATCTGCTGATAAAGCATATTTCTGATAAAAAAATCCAATCCATCTTTTTGCATTACTCCACTAGGAACAAACTCTAGCGACTTATATACTCTTTGAAACAATTCTATAGATTGTTGTTCACTAATACCACGAAATGTACGATTACTTGATATAACTGCTGCGGACCATTTTATGCATAAACTAACAATCCATGGGATATGACGTACCATCTCCTCATGAGTACTATGTTTTTTATTGTTGTATTTTAAACATAAAGATATAAGTGCGTAAGGATTGAATTTTTGAACCCTTGAACGGGTAGACTCCATCATGTGTCTTGCCATTGAGTCAGATTGTACTAACATGTTATTTTTTTCTCCTAATGCCAAACTACCTATTTGTACAAGCCATTTAAAGGGTTTTTGTGTACAGCATCTTCAAGATGGTTTGGTGAAAAGTGAGCATAAACCATTGTCATCTTAATATCTGAGTGCCCCAGAATATCGCGCAGCACTAGTATATTTCCGCCATTCATCATGAAGTGACTGGCAAACGTGTGACGCAGTACATGAGTGCATTGACCCTCAGGCAGTTCAATACCGGCTCGCTTTACTGCGCGCTCAAAGGCCTTCCTACATGGAGTAAATAACTTCCCTCTATTTTTAGGGAGTTCATCGAATAGATCCTGTGAAATAGGAACGGTTCGGTTTTTCTTACCTTTGGTCTTGGTATAGGTGATCCGGTATTTAGATAGCTGATGGCCTTGCAGGTTTTCGGCTTCACTCCACCGCGCTCCGGTGGCTAGACAAATCTTTGCGATCATTAACAGGCTAGGGTTTTGAGAATCAGCGCAGGAATCAAGCAGGCGTTTAATTTCGTCCGAGGTCAGGAACGCCAATTCACCCTCTGCGATTTTGAATGTTGGTAGTCCAGCTAGCGGGTTAGGAGCTGACCAGTGGCCCAACTTTTTCATGGTGCCAAAAACGGATGATAAGTTACGCTGTTCAAGGTTCACCGTTCGTGGTTTTACTGGCGACATTAGCGCGCCTTCTTCGTTACGTACCTCACCTTTCAGCCGTGCTTCACGATATTTCGTAAAGTCACCGGCGGTTAACTCAGAGGCGACAGGATCGCCCAGACCATTGCAGATAATGTTCAGTTTCGCCATCAGGCGTTTAGGGTCTGCGAGAGTCTGCCCGTATAGGGAGTGCCACTGATCAATCAGTTCTGACAAACTCCGCCGATCTTCCTTTTCCCCCAGCCACGGCTTTTTGTTCACTTCATCCATCGTGAAGTTTTCGAATGCTACGGCCTCGCCTTTCGTCGCAAACTGCTTACGCACGCGTTTACCGTCGCGCCCGTGCGGGTAGCACTCACACAACCATTTTCCATTCGGCTGCTTTCTAATCGTCATATCAAAGACTCTTAATGATTTTCAATGCGCGGCCAACTACCTCGATATCATCCAGGCTGCATTCAAACGAAGAGTCATCTTGATGCACAACTAATCTGTTTCCCGGAAGACGAGTTAACTTAACAATGCTTTTTATCCCGTCGATATCGACCAACCACATCCCATTCACTGGTGGTGCCTGGGTACGGTCAACTAAATAGGAATCGCCAGCGGTATTTACTAGAAGCAGCTCGCGTGAGTCAGATGGAAGCAGGCTGCTATCAATGATGGCCTTCCCGGCTTCAACCAGCGAACCTCCCATGAGATTAACCTTGTCGATCTCTGGAGATACAAGTTCAGAAAGAGGTTTTACCTTGCTGGAGTTCACGAAATTGATACTTTTTTTATTATCAATTTTTGTTCCGGGTTCACCTTGACCTGTGGTAAGCCAGAGTAAAGAAACGCCCGTTTCAAGAGCACATTGGATCACCCATTCTGCAGGGAAACTGTCTCTTAAGTATCTGTTAGCCATAGTGCTTTTAGATGCGCCTAGGTGATCGCATAGCTGCTGCCTGGATTTAAAATCATAGGCAGCCATTAACCTATGGATAGCCTCTCTACCCCCTGTATTCTCGCCAGCTTTCACCTGTATCATTTCTTAATCCTATTGACGTATCAAATATTGGATCGTAGTATCTCGATTGTTCAAGTATTGAATCGTATAAAACAAGATAAAACGACATAAACCAAACCTTAACTGAGAGATACTGCACTATGAGCACCGATATTTCAATTCGTGTACCAAAAGAGATGGCTACACCTGCAGAGTTCGCGGAATGGGAAGGCATTTCTCGCGGCTCTGTTTATCAAAAAATCCACCATGGCCAATTGGCTAAATACATGGTTAAAAAGGAGAAAAATAAGGGGCGCGTATGTCTTCGTTACTTGATGTACAAAACCGATCAGGTTCGAGAGTCTCTTGGTCATTCCAACTTCCGCGTCATTGTCGGCCAGTAAGTTCGATTATGAGAACTTTTTAAGGGGCTCACATGTTTGATTATAAGATTTCCAAACATCCACACTTTGATGATGCCTGCCGCGCTTTCGCACTGCGCCACAACATGGCGAAGCTTGCAGACCGAGCAGGCATGAATGTCCAGACATTGCGCAACAAACTGAACCCGGAGCAACCGCATCAACTCACGGCGCCGGATATTTGGCTGCTGACGGATATCACTGAGGACTCCACGTTGATTGATGGATTCCTGGCTCAAATCCATTGCCTGCCATGTGTGCCGCTGAACGAAGTAGCCAGCGAGAAAATGCCTCATTACGTTTTGAATGCTACAGCAGAGATCGGTCGCGTTGCAGCAAGCGCTGTTTCTGGCGAACACCAGACAACAACGGAACGCCGCCAGGTTATCGAAAGCATCAATTCTGTTACTCGTTTGATGGCACTAACAGCTGTTTCCCTGCATGCGCGCCTACAGTACAACCCGGCAATGGCAAGTGCTGTTGATACAGTGACGGGCCTTAGCGCTTCGTTTGGTCTGATCTGAGGTGCTTATGCTTAATAAAGAACCCTCATTCGCATCGCTTTTGGTTAAACAAAGCCAGGGAATGCACTGCGGCCATGGCTGGATTATCGGGAAAGATGGTAAGCGCTGGCACCCGTCCCGCTCTCAGGAAGAACTGCTGGCAGAGCTGACCACTACCAAACAGGTGAAACCATGGCTATTGAAGGCACTTCTGCGACTGTTCCACTAAGCCCGGGCCAACGGCTTGAAGGACTAAACCGTATAGCTGAATTAAGGGCGAGTGTGTTTGGTCTGAATATTGAGCCAGAGCTTGAAAGGTTCATTAAAGATATGCGTGACCGTCGCGATATAAACCATAAACAAAATGAGCGCGCACTGGCAGCCATATTCTTTATGGCAAAATTTCCGGCAGAACGTCACGGCGTCAATATTAGTGATCTGACTACTGACGAAAAGCGGGAACTGG